CGCTGCTAGGTGAACCAGCAATCTCATTGATGACCTTAATTGCAGTTTCGTATTCTTCTTTAGTAGGCATTACATTCCCTTCAATAGCAAATCAAGTTTCTTTTGTTTCAACGCAAGAATGTCGCCCTGGACTTCTTGCACTTCTTCTGTCTTAGTCAGTTTGGCAACAACCTCAGTGATGAGGCTTGCAGATGTCGGGTCAAGTTCCTCACCTGATTCCAACTTGAATAACGCATCTGCCAACTGGTCGGCATCAATGGTGTTTGATGAGCGGATAGACACAGTGCCTGAAGTGGCCTGATATGCCGGCCAACTAACGAGAGAAATCTCGAAAAGTCTGACAGCGTTCAAGGTGCGAACGCTACCTTCCCAAGTGTCTTTGATAACTGAAAATCCAAATGACATAGAGTCCACAGTTTTTGAACGAATAAGCTCTGCCACATCTCGACCACGGCTAGTGTTAGCCAGGCGAGCCTCAACCTTCAGCCCACGAGCATCCTCGGTCAGTTTCAAAGTGCCACCACGCACAGAAGCCAAAGGCTCACCAGCATCGTGATTCCACAACAACTTCACCTCATTGCGTGACTGCAAAGAACGCTTGAACGCACCAGGCGCAATAAACTCGCGGAAACCACCCAAGTCCTCAGACTCAGAATTAAACACGGCAGCGTAACCCTCAAAGGTCATACCGTCACCGGTTTCGCGAACCTCAAGTTCAATAACATTGACTCGTTCTTCATGCTTAGGTTTCGCACGATCTTCAAGACGGTTCACAATCGCTGTGGCCACATTAGCCCACTTAGCACGGTTGTCACTTATCATCGAATCTCTTTCCTGCTCTGCTCTAATTCTAGCAACCACCGATTCTGCATAAGCCTGTGTGCGTTCAGCAGCTCGCTTACTTGGCCCACTGCCCCACAACAAATGCGCAACAACACCAGCAGACGGATAGTTGTCAGATGAAGGGTCAGCATCAGGTGAATCGAGGTCAGTCAAGTGTCTTGCAATCCAAGCAGCAATGCGAACCCACTTGTCATCAGACACAGTTCCCGAAACCATCTCACGCGCCTCAGCAATCGTGCGATCTACGACACCATCACCAGCCAAACCCTGCTCATAATAAGCAAGGCCACGACGAGCAGCTGCCCTCATGTAAGCCGGTGCTTCCTGATCTATTGCACGCGCTTCAGGAACATCAGGAACATCAGCCGGTGAAATAGCTGTTATACCCAAATCTGCATAGGCCGCACGAATGTCTGCATTGTCATCCACAGCAACCATCACATTGTAAGTTTCCAGCAACTTCTCAGCTGTCTGCTTCTTCCACTCAGTCGAATCTAAATCAGCGTTCGGCTTCATCAGCAACTGGTCATAATCAACATCCAACGAATCCAACTCAGCCACCGTGTCAGTGCGCTCAGACTCCAACCTTGCCGTGATGATTATTAGTTCTGTGTCTTCAAAACTGTCAAAATAGGCATAAACCTTTTCATTCTTGTCACCCTGAAAAGTGACCAAAGTGCCATCAATGTCTGCAATGTTCGCCTGTGCATCACCAACAGCAGCACCCTCAACAGTTGGCAAATCAGCAATCTTTGTCAAATCAGCAACAGGCACAAGCGCCAACAACATTGACTCAATGTAAATGCCTTCAGAATCTTCATAGATTTTTACCTGAGCATTTTCGCCCTCAACTTTGTAAACCTCACCAAACATGGTGTCTTCGCCATCAGCCCACTGCACATAATCGCCAACAGACAACTCACCAACAGCAGCTCGTTCACCACCAAAAGATTCATCCGTGGCAATGCTCACAGCAACAGCCTGATCAATGGCCGACTGCTTATCGCCATGACAACCCAAAATCACACCGGCCTCATCGACAACAGCCCAACCACCCTTGCAACCCTCACGGTCTTTAGCAATGAAATACGGCATCAGGTCACCTTCAAATAACTGACTAAATGATTTGTTGAACTAGACACAACCCAGACCGCATCGCCTGGCGAAACCTGAATCTCTGTCGTGTCCGTTTTCTCTAAAATTAGGCCGTTAGCCGTAGTTACATCCGAACCGCCCAAGTAAAGATTTATCTGATTGTCGTTATTGTGAATGTGCAAACGGTAAACACTTTGGCTTGTGCCATCAATCTGCACTCGTGTCGTGCCAACAGTAAGTTGACCAGAACTAATCGCCATCAGTAAACCGTGCCAGGGTCAGCAGGGTCAATCTGTGCAACAGGTTGCAGCTGAGTGCTAGGAACGCCTGTGTGCATGATCGGTGGCAAACCAAGACCAGCCAAAGTTTCGGCAGGGTCAAAACCAACCTGAATAAGCATCTGCGCCATCTTGACACGCTTTTCTTCTTCAATCACGGCGGTCTGTGCCAAGTCAATGTTTGCCAACGGCACACGGAACTGGTTGCCATCAGGCACGGGTGACAAGTCTTCAAGTCGACGGACATCGTTTACCGACATGAAACCGGCCTGTGTGCCGACGCTGTAAGCAGTCATGCGCGACTGCAAATCGCCACGCAACAAAGCATTGAAGTTGAACTTGATGAAGGCTGCTGGCGTTGGCAATAGTTTGCTATAACTCCACTCAATCTTTTCAAGAATAGGTCTAAGCGTGTGGCTTATGAACTGTAAATTGTTATTCTCAGAAGACGCGTAACTGGATGCACCTGGCACATCCATCATGTGCAACGGAATGTTGAACGCACGAGCCATTTCCTCAACCGCAAAACGGCGGCTGTCTAAGAACTGTGCCTGATCGTTAGGAACGCTAGTCGAAGTGTATTTTGCGCCACCAGACAACACACCGGTCTTATGCGCTTTACGCCAACCTCTGTGTCGACTATCGAAGCCGGCAACTAGGTTAGAAGCCTGTTCCTGTGTAAGTGCGCCTGGATACTCAATCACGCCCTGAGTAGTTGCGCCCTGACCAAAGAACCGAGCAGCATAGGCCTGCAAAGCCGTGGCAACGCCAAGCGCATCCTTCAACTTATTGACACGGCTGATACCTACCAACGAACCAGGTTCAGCCAAATCAATGATGTGAATAACATCATCGGTGGTCAAAGTCTTGCCCTCGTTGCCAACCACAAAAGTCTTGCGACCAATGCTGTCGCGCTTCACCTCAACAGTGTTCGGATCAAGAACCACAAGGTTAACAACCTCACCATTACGGTCACGGAAAACTCGCGTGTAACTGTTGCCATAAACCATTAGAGAAGTGACAAGCGAACCGTAGTGTGCCTGACGGCTAGTGTCCACATCAGGCTGATCGACCCAAGTTGGCTTAGGTCTGTAAGGCTGACGGTCACCGTCAACACGAATAAACGCATCACAAGGCAAAGTGCTAATCGTGTCGCTGATAAGGCTCACCGCCGAAAAGAACGCAACAATCTCAAAAGCGTTCTTGCCATTGATAGCAACACCAGCATTTGACTCAATGCCAGGCTCAATGCCAGTTCCCCAAACAGTCTGGAACGAAACAGCTCGCTGCTCAAACAACTTATTCAGCATTACTTCTGACCTCGCTCAATCGCCAAACCAAACAACAAAATACCAACACCGGCAACAACAATACCCAACGGCAAAAACACCGCGCCGACACCAATGGCTATAAGTGCTGCACCAGCAGCCTGAAAAATTGTGGCAATCATCTACACGCCTTTACATAAAGAACTCAGGAATAACCTGTTCTTCTAGTTTAGCCGAGGCACGGTCATAAGCGGCGATGGCTGCCACGGCACAGTCAATTCGCCTGTTAGAGTTTCGGTTCTCTTTTACGATGCGCACACCCAGGTTGTCGGCCTTAGTCACAGCGTTAGTGAAATGCCGCGACACCATCGGGTCACCATCGTTAGTCAATCGTCTTTCGGTGACCGCATCATAAAACTTCGCACAAGCTGTAACCATGCGCCGAGCAGAAGTCGTAGGGTATTCAACAATAGGAACTCCTTGATCTTGTAATACTTCCATTGAACGCTGCCACCTGAACGGGTCGCAGACAACCTCTCGCACCTTGTAAGCGGCGCAAAACTTTAGAATCTCGTATTCGGCTTCCTGAATCTCAACACGCCAAGTGTCATCAGCACCAACCGGCTTTTCCCAAGCCTTCACCATGAACACATAAGCAGGTTTGTCAGCTGTCGGGATAGTGCAACCGATGATGGCTGTGGTGTCACCAGAGAACGAACCATCGAATCCCAAAATGTATTCATCTTCAGGGTCAAGTTCTTTAGGTTCGGCCAGACCTTCCCAAGT